TAGCCGACTCAAAGAGAGCGACAGAACACGATGTATCAGTAGTATCAGCAACGGTAATGGCAGTGTGGGCCATCGTCGCCCACTGGAGCCCCGTGCTCTGGCCTGAGGCGGCAGTCAGTACCTGACCGTTGGAGCCCACCGTAAGTTTGGCTACAGTGTCGGCGGCTGTGGCAGCAATGATGTCGCCCTTGGCATCAACCACTGTATTGCTGATAGCAGTACTAGGCAGTGACGAGTAGCCCAGCGAGGTCCATGCTGTCGAACCGTCACCAAACTTGTATTTGTCGGTATCGGTTTCCATCGCAAACTCGCCAGCGGCGAGAGTTGGGTTGGCCGAGGTCCACGCTGCGGCAGTACCTCGCCTTATTTGGATTTGTACGGCCATTATTTACTCCTAACTAGGTGGCGTAGGCCACGCCGGAAGTGTCGAAACTCGGTCGGATTGGGCTGGGTAGTCGCGGAGTTCGTCACGGTAAGTGTCCCATGCGGCCTTCTGCTCGTCGGTTAGCGGCCCACCGGGCAACTGAGTCCAGTCGCTTGCAGTCAACAAGCCATCACGATGCACTCTGGTAAACCCGAAATCCAAATCTTGAGATTCGTTCATCGCATCCAACGATGCCTCTTCTTCGGCAGTCATCTCCCGAGTGCCATCTGAGGTTGCTACATATCTTGGCATAATGTTTCCTCTGCCTTCCTACTCTGTGAATCCATAAATGACCACACTGCTGTGTTCCTGTATTGTGACTGTGCTACTTAACCCATCAAGCAATGTCATGTCTATTCGATTGATGGCAGCATTTGTACTTGGTGTCCAAGCCCCTGCTCCATCCTGAATCCAATCGTAGGGCGGGTAAGAATCCAAGTCGCCTTGGCCGCTGCCGGTGTCATTGGCGTTGTCGAACCAATGCAATAGTACAACCTTGGCACGATCAGTGCTTGTATAGTTTGGGATATAGTGCTTGTTGTAACTAAAAGCCTCAGACGAAGTGTTCGCATTGCAGGCTATTCCCGCATAGACAAGAGAATCAAGAGCAGTGGCTCTGTACCCGGCCCATGTGTTGGATGATGCGTAGCCCCATTCATACCCATAACTGCTACTACTGTCGTTATTGAATCGCCAGTTAGCCCACGTATAGCCGTAGTTTGTTCTACTGGTATTCGTCCTGAGAGAAGAAAGAATCATCAAGTGGTCGTGTGTGGCGGGGATACCAGTAATACTGATTGTGGTTGCTTGTCCACCAGAACCGATAGTGACTGACTTAAGAACTTCCATGCCCATTAGTTGTTATACCCCCAGATGTCCAGACGGCTACCAACCTGAAAGTTGGTACTGCCACTGGTCGCCTGAACATAGACAACATTCAGGGCACTCGCCACCTTGTAGTTAACCCAACCCCTAGCGAACTTCCAGTAAGTGCTAGCAGTGTCCTCAACAAACCACGAATGATAATGCAGGCTTGAATGCACACTTGAATTGGAGTAGTTGACGATATCCCCATATATGACCCCTGTGAAACCGGCACCGTGGCTGGTGTTGGTTAACCCTTCACCTAAGTAGCCCACACTCCCACCGGAATCGCCATAGGCAGACTGGTAAGTCCCATTGTTCATATACCCGTTATGGGTCCCTCGGTTATAGACAGCGCCGGAGTTCACACTCCCGCCTTCACCAAACCATATGTATGGGTATGTGGCCCCGGACGAGTTGTTCCACCGACCCTCCACCCTGATGTGCAGATGCTTAAAGTCCTGACTAACCGCACGGGCATCCATAGCATAGTAGGTGTTCACATCGTCAATGACGATGGACTCAATATGCTCCATTCCAATGTCACCAACAGCCATCAGGAATCAGTCACCTTTGAAGTATCAATCTTCAACCCGTACAGGTCTGAGCGGGAGTTAGTCTCCCAACCGCTATTGGATTCAATACGAATCCTCGTCAACACCCCCGTCTGCTCTGCCGCTCCCAGCGCAAGTTGATACCTCTTAGTGTCATAAGTACTGCTGCCTTCGGTCACCATCGCAACTTGCAGTGAGTAGTTCTTGTGACTATCGGTATCGTTAGGGTTGAAGAACTCAAGAACGAACGGAGAGAAAGCATCGGCAGTTGAAGTGTTACAGAATACGGGTTCCGAACCGCCCCAACCATTATCACGAAAAGCCGACACATGGGCGTTGTTAGAAGCATGGTGACCCACTTGCATAAAGTTATATTGTGAAGCATTGGTATACGAACCATACGATGTCCCTAGATAAAAGGTACCACCATTAGAAGCCAAGGAACCCCGAACGCTACCAACACACTTCAAAGCCAAATAGTCACTCCAAGGTCCCCCATCGTGAACGATGCTGCTGTTGTCAGAACTGACAAGCACCGTTTCGATCCACTCCCAACCGAACACATCTTCACCAGCGCTTTGAGAAACTGCACCCAAGACTCCTGAAAGAATCATGGTTTACTCCAGCGGGCCGAACAGTAGCCAAGAGTTGGTAGTCCACTTCAACACGGCTGCCACTCCGTCCGGCCCTTTCAACGTAAGTTTGTCATCCAAACTGGTGACTGCTGCGCTGGACCCAGCAGCAAACGTGATCTTGTTGGAAGCGTGCGGACAACTGAACAACATCTGAGTCCCAATAGGGAATGCCGTAGTTGAATCGCTTGGCATTGTGATCGTGACATTGCCAGCAGCACCCGTGCAATGGATGTATTTACCCGCATCCGACAAAGCGAACGTGTGGGAAGCACCTGTTTCTGAAACGACATCTACATAGGTTGTAGTTGTCCCTGTGAATGTGGCATCCGTACCCGTGACAGCCCCAGTGAGGGTTCCACCAGCCTTAGGCAACGCTGCGTTAGCCGTGGTAGTTGTAGAAGTCAGGACTCCATCTCTTGTTGCAATATCAACGCCATCAAACGTACTATTGGTTGTGATCGCTCCTGTCATAGCGCCACCTGCCTTTGGCAAAGCAGCGTTGGCAGTAGTTGTAGTAGAAGTTAACACACCATCCCTTGTGGCTACGTCTACACCATCAAATGTACTATTAGTCGTAATAGCACCGGTCATTGCCCCACCTGCTTTTGGTAAAGCAGCATCAGCAGTAGTTGTGGTAGAAGTTAGGATTGCATCTCTTGTGGCTATGTCTACGCCATCAAAGGTGCTGTTGGTTGTAATAGCACCGGTCATGGCTCCACCAGTGGTCGCCAATGCGTTGCTGGGCAGCGACGAATATCCAAGTGAGGTCCACGCCGTAGAGCCATCACCGATCTTATACTTGTCGGTGTCTGTCTCAATGGCGAACTCGCCCTGAGCCAACGTGGGGTTGTTAGTCGTCCAGTTGCTGGCGGTGTCTCGCCTTAACTGTATTTGTACAGCCATTGCTTACTCCTAGTCCGTAGCGGCATAAGCCGTGTCGTAGGCGGTCTGGGCTTCTTCAGCGGTGCCGCCACCGTCCAAAGACGACTGACGGGCTGCGTTGCCTGCTGTCACCTTGCGTGTGACTTTGGCAGTTGGCGGATCTTCAGGCCACACAACCTCAGACACACGACTGTACGTCTGCGGTATCTGCTTCAGAGCGGTCCTGTAAGTGCGCCATTCCTCAGCAGTGTGGTCACCTAGGGTGGCGTCACCGATCTGTGTCCAGTCGGAGCCACGCAACATGCCGTTGCGCTGATCCCTGACCGTACTCAAATCAAGATCGGCAGCCTCTCTGTCAGCGTCTCTCTGCTCTATCTCCGCTTCCGTTAGGTCCACATAGACCCCGTTTACGACTTTCTGTATTGCCATAACTATGCTCCTGTTACTCCGTAGAGGGTGAAGGTTGAATACTGCACGAAGTCGTCGCCGTCGATTGGTGTGAGAGTGATCTGATCTACAGCCGAAGTGTCCTGCCACAACCCAGCGATCATCCCGATGAACCAGTAGTAATTGTTTGCGTTGTTGTTTTCCTGCGCCCAGTCGTGGATGGTTTGAGTGAAACCCACCGTGCCTGAGTAGTTCGGAATCCACGTTGTCATCGTCCCGAACGTGTTAGCCAATGCCTCGGTGCCCGTCGCCCCGTACAAGTATTCGATGCTGGTACCCGAACCGTATCCGCCCGATGGCGTACCTGAGCCAGCGTTGAGCCTTGTCCACGAATAGTTGCTGCCCGTGTCACCGTTGAACCGAAGCCCCAACTGGTCGAAAAACTGTACGTCATCAGTCCGTAGCGAGGTGACCAGATACAGGTGGTCGTAGGACGACGGGATCGACGTGACGTTGTACGAC